TACACCAGGATAGGGGCGTGCTTAGAAGCACATCAGAATGCACTGATGAAACAGCACACTGAGACATCTGTTGGTCAATGCGGGTGGTCACCAATGGAAGGCGGCTTTAAGAAAACAATGCAGCGCCTTGTTAATAGAGGTAATAAATACTTCATTGAATTTGACTGGACCCGCTACGATGGTACTATACCACCTGCCCTATTTAGGCACATTAAAGAGATTAGATGGAATTTCATAAACAAAGACCAACGTGAAAAATACAGACATGTGCATGAATGGTATGTTGATAACCTCCTCAATCGTCATGTTTTATTACCATCTGGTGAGGTAACTGTGCAAACACGGGGAAACCCGTCTGGACAATTTTCAACAACTATGGACAACAACATGGTTAATTTCTGGTTACAAGCTTTTGAGTTTGCCTATTTTAATGGGCCGAACAAGGATCTCTGGAAGACTTATGACACTGTAGTCTATGGGGATGATAGGCTCTCCACCACACCTTCAGTGCCAGACAATTATGAAGAAAGAGTAATTGCTATGTATAGAGACATCTTTGGCATGTGGGTTAAACCTGGCAAAGTCATCTGTAGGGAGAGCATAGTTGGCCTATCTTTTTGTGGCTTTACAGTTAATTCAGACCTTGAGCCTGTGCCAACATCACCAGAAAAACTGATGGCATCTCTCCTCAAACCATACAAAGTTCTACCTGACCTAGAATCACTCCATGGGAAGCTCCTATGCTACCAGTTGCTCGCTGCATTTATGGCAGAAGATCACCCTTTTAAGGTGTATGTAGAACACTGCCTGTCTCGGACTGCTAAGCAGCTTCGTGAGTCTGGACTACCTGCCAGACTCACAGAAGAGCAACTCCATCGCATTTGGAGGGGAGGACCAAAGAAGTGTGATGGCTAGCAAGTCTGACAAGCAAGTTACTGTTGAGGTCAATAATAATGGCCGGAACAGGAGCAAGTCTAGAGCCCGATCCCAATCTAGAGGTCGAGGTAGATCTGTTAAAATCACAGTCAACTCTCAGAATAAAGGAAGAAGACAAAACGGACGCAACAAATATCAGTCTACTCAACGTGTCCGTAAAATTGTCAATAAACAACTCAGGAAACAGGGTGTCACAGGACCAAAACCTGCAATATGCCAGAGAGCCACTGCAACACTTGGGACAATTGGGTCAAACACAACAGGAGCAACAGAGATTGAGGCGTGTATACTCCTTAATCCCGTCCTGGTTAAGGACGCTACTGGGAGTACTCAGTTTGGGCCAGTGCAGGCGCTAGGCGCCCAGTATTCGATGTGGAAACTAAAATATTTAAATGTTAAATTGACTTCCATGGTGGGCGCTTCAGCTGTCAAT